TCTTAGCAGGTCCATGGTGCCGATTCCCAAGCTTTCACCGATTCAGGCGTGCAAGCCGCAACGCTCGTGATGTCTCGCAATTCCAAATCAGCCGCAGGCCCGATGCGACAGCCTTTCACCGGCCCAGTTGTCGCTAGACCCAAAAAGCCCTTGGTCTCAGCCGACCAATAGATGCAGTTGCGAGCCGCCCGCAGTTTGATAATCGCGCCATCCGTCTCGGTGGTGTACCCAAAAAACACACCGCGATGCGATGTGGTGACGAGTACCGGGCGCTCTTTTCCGTTTGCTTTAGCCATTACTTGTAATCCTTATGTGCGGTGAATGAACCCCGGTTGATAAGCGCTGCCTGCACCTTGCGATACCGTTGCGGGCGAATCGAAATCACGTCGCTCATGGCTTTACTTCCCGGTCCGCTGCTGTTATGGCACCCGAAGCAGCGCATGCAAGGGCGGTGTCAGCGATCATTAGCGCTTGCACGCCTTCGCGCTCGCGAGTCCACTTGCCCTGCGGCCCGCACGCGAGCATGTCATCGAGTAACTGGAATGCCGCGTCGATGATGATGATTTTTCGTTTCGCGGCGTTGGAGTAGGCGACGGCTACGGCTACGGAGGCGGCGGCGGCTCCGGCGGCGTCGGCGGCGGCGGCGGCGTCGGCGGCGGCGGCGGCGGCGTTGGCGGGGGCGGCGGCGTAGGCGTCGTAGGCGTCGTTGGTGGAGGCGGCGTAGGCGGCGTAGGCGGCGGCGGCGTAGGCGGCGTAGGCGGCGTTGGCGTAGGCGTCGTAGGCGACGTCGGGGTTGGCGGCGTAGGCGTCGTAGGCGGCGGCTTTGGCGGCGTTAAGCCCCTTCTTCTCGTCGAAGTTCTCAAGCAGCGCCGCATACTTGGGAAATCTATCCTCTAGTGCGAACGGCGCGAACACCTTGATTGCGCGCCATGCCGCCATTTCGGCCCGCGCTTGTTCGTGCGCGGGCGACACGGTACCGACAAGTCGCGGTAGATACGGCAGCAAGCGTTGCCGACCCTCATCGGTCAGGCTGTCATTGAATGCGCGCACATAGGCTGCGATCACCGGACAGGTGCACGGCGGCGAGTCCGAGTGCGGTAGGCGCTCCATAAACGCGACCAACTCCATCGCGCACATCCCATCGGGCGGCGCGGTATGTTTGCCCTTCTTAAGCGCCGGTAGTTTCATGCTGTTCAGCAAATCGATGTAGTTCATATAGTTCCCTTGTGTTTCAATGATTATCTCATGCTTATCCGGTTAGCACCCATGACCACTAGCCCTAGGGTGTTCCCATTCGCCCGAATAAAGTTCGGCGTAGGTCGGCGCAGTAGCGTCGCCGCCGATCCCAAGCAGCGAGCGGAAAGCGTTGAACGGGTCGTTATGAAAGGCTAGCATTAGGTTTTCTCCTTCGCGTCGGATGGCAAATCGTCAGGCCGCTGCGTCGATAGCCCAATCGGTTGAAAGCGACGACCAAAAGTAAGCTGTTGCACCCAAAGCGTTCGAGTCTGCCGAATCTCCTCGATCTCGGCATCGGACAACCGGAAGCAGCACGCGATGCGACCCTCGGCATCACCGAAATGGTAGATCGCCATCGGCTCGTACTCGCCCTGGTCCCGCGCTAGCACCCCGTTTGATTCTGGGAATTGAACTGGAATCACATCCCCTCCTATCATGTCGCGCTTCCATAGTGGTTATCGGCATATCTCGACACTTCCGCTTCTAACTCATCCGCGCCCACGTCCTTGAGCAGCCGGCAACACACCGTCATCATCGCGCCGGCCACCTTGGTAAATTCGATCTCATCTAACGTGTCATAGTTGATGGACTTCGGTAGCTTGATGATCTCGCCATCGACGGTTGCCAGTTCTTCGACGTGCCCCGCCGCGACCGCGACAGCCTTGCGGAACATCTCGAAATCGTCGTACATGTCCTGGTTCGCGTAGGTGAGATTGAGCAGCGCCATAATCATTTTGTGGTGCCGGTAACTACGCGGCTTCACCACATCTGCGCGGTATATCTCGCCGAGTTTAAAACGCTTGTGCAGTTCTAAACTCGGCTCATCGGCCGGCGCAAAACCGCTCAGCGTCTTTTTGAGATACACCTTAGCCATTGGCGATATACCTCGCCACCGTCGACTGCGCAATACGGTAGTGGATCGCGAGCGTTACCTGCTTTTTGCGCTCTTTGAAGTACTGGCGAAGCAATGCGCGGCGTGCTTCTTGAGAGAGCGCAGGGACGTGACCTCGACGGTTACGGTGCTTCATGCAGCCGCCATGCGCCCGGTAAGCGCAACCACGTCCGCCTCGACCTCAGCCAAGAACTGCATCGCAGCCGCATCGTAGGACTCAAGATCCAAGTCTTTCGCGATCACGCGTACCTTGAACAACTGCAGGGGCTTCGGCAGCCGGTCATCGAAGGAAACAAAGTCGCACCATTGCGCACCTGTCACCCAAAGGTTATGCACGACCTGGGCCATGTGCTGCGAAGGCAGTCCCCCGGTTTTCCAGTACGTGAGATGCGTCGCGGTCTTGGGGCATTTCAACTCGATGATCCCGGCAAAGTCCGAGACATCCCCATCAAGCGAACAACCGACCATCAGGTCATCGGCACAGATGAAACCGGTGCGCCGTACCATCTCGCCAGTCGCCGCCTCATACGCCGCAAAGGCTAAGGGCTCGCAGTCGACACCTCTAATCATTGCAGCATTGGTAAATTCAGATTCCTGTGGCAGGCCGGTGAGTCTTTCGGCCACTAGTTGCAACCGATAATCTCGCCGAGCGGCAGCTTCGCCAGTTTTTATTTTGGCGAGAATGTCGGAAGCACGGCTTCCGGTTAAGCGGCCGGCGCGCGCTTTCTTCCATTCCACACTTCGTTGCTCATGGTTGATAACCGAGAATTTCACTGTTTTTCCTCCGTTAACGCCCGATCCACTGGCCAACGCAAAACGTCTTTCCACGTCTGAAACGCAGGGGTTCCAGTCTTGCCGTGCACGAGGTTCGCGGCCAACAACTTGGCTTTGTGCTCCGGTGTCATGCCGCCCTCTTAGAGGCCGCTAGCGCCTTGATCGCTTCCCATTTGGCCGTGTGCGCGCTCGTGATGAGATCGCGCATCTCAGGGCTTATCTGCTCTTTCCAGACACGGCGTAATAGGTTCTCGCCTTGCTGCGCAGCAGCCGCAAGCGTATTCCAACATTCGATTGGGACGGGCGCGGCGCCCACCTCGTGCGTTTCGGCATCGGCGTCCGGAGTGCCTTCGGTCGGGATGCAAAAGACCTCCATGCACGCATACTTGTAAGCAGCACTCATGGCTTTGTTGGTAGCCTTATCCCCTGAATCCATGGCCTCGCCACAGACCGCAATCGTGTGCTTGCTGCCATCCTCGGCACAGCACAGGTCAAACTCGATATCGAGAACCACGTAGAAAAGAACGCCGCCGTTCTTGGTCACACGCTCGGTGACATCCCGCTTTGTGACACGCGGTAGGATGCACAGACCGGCGCCGGCAAGTAAGCCGCTCATGGCGTTGTAAATGTCATCGATGCCGCGGAACTTGTAGCCCTGCTGCTCGTTGCGCTTGTCCTTTGAAATCCCGATACGCCCGATATCGGCCATCACTTTTGCAATGGCGCCGTAGACTTTTGGTGTGTCCATTTAATCAGTCCCTCTTGGATCGCCCATTCACGAATTGCATTTATGCAAACTCCCGAAAACCGGGGTCCAGCTTCTCCAGTTCCTTGCGCAATCGATCGACCTTGATCTGGCGTTGAAAGGCAATCAATCCCGCAATCTCATGCGCGTTACGCTCGGGGAAATCGACCTCGACGTACTCCGTGACACGGACGAAATCGTCACTCTTGAATTTATCCTCCTCGCGTGTTTTGAACATATCAAAGTTCATCGTTAAGTTTCTAAACACGGCAACTGTCTTTTTCATGGCTTCACTCCTACATCAGGTTGGCAATATCGGCAGCTCGGTGCTGGCCTTCGATTTTTTGCAACTTCAATAACTTCAACCGCAATCGCGATTGTAGCAGCGTAATTTCAGCGCGTTGATCATCGATCACGCGCTTTTGTAAGGCGATCACCTTGCGCTGTTTCGCCAAGTCAATCGAGGCGCGTAGTAATGTCTCGATAGTGGTCATTATTTGTAATCCCGATGAGCTGTAAACGCTCCAGGCCGGTACTGCGCCGCGCGCCGGTTCGCGATGCGGCGGTGACGCAGATCCCGCAGCGCGATGTACGTGTCGATCAGCCAATTGACGGCGATCACGATCAGCAAACCAAGCACCAGCACGGAGATGGAGAAGCAGACCCAAAACACCCAGTCGGACATGAGATCGATCACGATTGCGCCTTCGCCTGTTCGCGGATGTCATCGAGCGCGCCTTGCTCGCTCGCGAAGAAATTGGGCACGCGCCCAGTCGATGCGAGGTAGATGCGTCGTCCCGCCTCTTCCGTGCCATACGTCGTTTCCAGTTCTCGGCCCGCGTCGCCCGCGAGCGTGATGGCCCAGCCCGCTCGGCAGTGCGTGGTAGCGCACGCATGCCACGTGGTCATATCTAACTTGCCGCTGCCAGACTCAAGAGCGGCTAAAATTTTCGCGTCGAGCGCTTCGATCACAGGCACGTCGGGGAAACGCTCGCGAAAACGCGCGGCGCGGCGCGCGCATCGTTCGGCTTGCGTCAGCAGATCGTCTGCTGGATCGTGGTCTGTCAGTGACGGAACATTTCTGGCACGCGCGAGGTCGGCATCCGCGAGGTCGGCATCCGCGAGGTCGGCACGCGCGAGGTTGGCACCCGCGAGGTAGGCACCCGCGAGGTTGGCACCCGCGAGGTAGGCACCCGCGAGGTCGGCATCCGCGAGGTCGGCACGCGCGAGGTTGGCACGCGCGAGGTTGGCACCCGCGAGGTTGACA